TAATTGATACTCCGAACTTTTTTCCTTTGACTTCTTCAATAGCTTGTTCTATATCCTTTGCCATTTTATTTCTCCTTAATTAACATTCACAGCAAGAGCAATTACAACTCTCACATTCACATTGTTTACAATCACACATACTATATCTCCACATTAATAGTTAGTAACATTGAATCTTTCAATGGATGTGTATCATCACCTGATATAAATCCTAATCCAACATTATATTTATCATACTCGAATCCCATACCTATTGATGGGTAATTCAGCTGATGGTCTACATCACTATAATATCCTGCTCTGAACCAAAACATATCTTTTAAGTTATATGATATACCTTGTCCCATAGTATAGTATCCACTATAAATATTCCATTGATTATAAATATCCCAATTATTAATAGGTATTTTTACACCTACATTCAAACTTGTTGGAATCTCAATTTCATGTCCATTCATCTTAGTCATTATACCGACATTAGCAATCATAATATCCATATCTAATTTTTTCCAAAAATCATCCATGTGAATACCAACATCGAATAACATACCATCAGTTTTTTCTGTATATAAATCGTGAAAGACTACTTTACCCTCTACACCTATTGATACACTATCCAACTTATTACCCTTATAATATAAAGGTGTACCCCAACTCACTCCGAGTTTGGTGGTTGTTGGTGCAAACGAACCATTGACTGTTCCATATAAATCAGTCGATTTCTGTTCTCCGTAATCAAAGTGTAAAAGGTTAAAGCCAAAACTCTTCCATCTTACATCAATATAGTTATATCCCATATCATCTACGATATTCTTTAACCATTGTACATTTGTAAAACTTACATTGGTTGTAGTATCAAGATTGAAATGGTTTTTTGCGGGATTTCTAAACGCAAGTGATTGGTTTCCCAATGTTGTTTCTTCTGCAGATGGTGATATCGTTAATACACGATTAACCTGTCCAAATAGAGAAGTTACAAACAACAAACCTAATATTACTTTTTTCATTATCTATCCTCTTATTTAACGACCGTAAATTTATTGGCCTTAATTTTATTTCCACTCTGTAAAACAAATATATAAACACCTGGTTCTAAAGTTTGGTGTTCTTGATAAACACTAACTTCAGGTAACCAAACACTTGGTTCATTTGAAAAATCAAATGTGTGTATACCTGGTTCTACACTCTCATCTAACAATGTTCCAACATATTGTCCATTAGAGTTTAGTATGTAAAGTTTTACATCTGACAACTCTTCAACATAAAATTGGAATCTTGTATTTTCTCTAAATGGATTTGGATAGTTATAAGTTAGCTCATTCTCTTCTGGTTCTCCACCACCGAATGCCCAATATTTATTCCATACCATCACTTTACCACTCTGTCTACTCACTAATAAATCTTGACCACTTGGATTACCAGCAGCATATTTATCAACGAAGTTTACGGGTGCTTCTGTCCACTCTGCATCAGGAAAATCTGCTCTGAATAATAATGTTAGAGCATTTATCTGACTATCTATCCAATAAGTTTGTGGTGCGTTACCTGGTGAATAATCCATACCACCAAATGATACTTTCTGTTTACCTTGTATTGGTTCGTGTACATTCACATAAGTGAACCACGGCCCTGGTAAGTTTCCAGTCTTCATATCAACAAACTCTAATTCATTAGAATTAAATTCTACTTCAAACTCAAATCCAGCAACATTTACTTGTTCTGGTGTTAGAGTGAATGGTACTTCAATAATATCACCACTACGAACTCTGACTGTAGAATCTGCAGGTAATGTCATAAACACATCAGGTGTATTAAATGCAATTTTGTTTGCCCAAGTACTTGGTGGGTTACCATTACCCCAACGATAATATGTATCGCCATTTATATCAATGTATCCATCAGTACTTCCTACATCTTCAATATCGAAATCATCACCATCTGATGTTGAACCTGCTTCTTTTACTTTAGTACCACTTGCGTTTACATCTCCTGTAAAGAAGTATGCTAAACTATCAATTGTGTAATCTGGATTAACATCATTTCCATATGTAGATGAACCACCAGCAAAACCAATATCTAAGGTATCTAAACCAGTCTGAATATCATCCATCAATGGATTGATAACTTCAATCTGTCCAAATTGTAATGTAGTATCTTGGTCAAAATCATCATCTTTGAATATAGTAAACTCATATCTTTGGTTACCCCAATCTTCATAGTATCCATAAGGAAATGGTTCACCACCCTCTTTTAGTGTATCGATAGTTGCCCAACTCTGTAGTGTATCACCATTTAAGTGAACATATGTATCAATGATACCACTTGTGTATGCCCATAAGAAATATGCATCATTTAATTGGAATACATCATCTCCATCCACATCACCAATAAAGTATTCAACTGCGTTTAGTGTATCTACACCTGTAACAGATTTAAACTTATTACTTTGGAAATTAAATGCTGCAATAGCATCGTTGATGTTTGTAATTCCATATCTATCCAATGTTAATGGTGTATGTGATTCAATATCATCACTAGCATCTGGTGGATAAAATGACATACGATATTTTTGGTTTCGTGGTAACTGAATATTATAATATCCTCTATCATCTGTGTATGTAGAATCAAAATAACTTACTCCTAAGAAACCCTCACCTGGTAGCGTTTGTGCTGCAGTAGTTCCTTTATCATCAAACCAAAATGTAGATGTACCATCACCAATGACATCATCGGTTGTTGTTTCATCAGTTAAGTTTGCTTCATTATCAATATCTTCAATGTTGTACCAACTATTGTATTCATCTGGATTACTTTGGTCTAATTCAAATCTAATCTTCCAATAAGGATAAGTGTTATCATTAGTTATTGCATTATCTTGTGCATACCTAAAGTATCCCTCAACATCAACAAGTTTTGGATGTAGAGAAATATCTCCTCTTGCACCACCTTGGTCTGTTTCTTCCGTACCATAATTACCATCAATGTAAACATCGTAATCTAATAAGTAATCATCACTTATATAAGTGTAGTATCCCTCACCACCCTCATATAATGTTGGTACTCTAAAAGAACGCGGACTGAAATCATCCACAACATCTTCTATTTTAAAATTTAATTTTACTAATTGTTTTTGAACACCCTCTCCACCACCAAAAGTAAATTCATCACCATTGTGTGATACCATTGTAATTCTTAACCAATCGTATCTTGCATTAGCTTCTGATTTTTCACTATCAGCAGTTTGTAAAGAATCGATATATCCAACATCGGAATAGTGAACAACTTCATATGAATAATCAGCTCCTGCGGTAGAATCACCCTCAGTTGCTTGAGTTAACCATGAACCTTTTAATACTTCAGTATCTTCATCATCCCAATCAATTATATCGTTATCAAAAATAATATCTAATCTTAGTGCAGTAACATCAGCACCATCATCATCAAGTGTAACTTCCATAGTCATTACACTATCTCTCCAAGCATCAAAATTATTATTATACAAAGCAGGATTATCTTTATCATCTGCTAAGTAAGTTTGTAATTGATGCGTAACACTTTCTCTCCACCAATACTCTGGTGTATCATAAGTGCCAGTTTGCATAATCCTAATGACGGGTTCTTGTGGGAAGACAAAACCCAACCACATTAGGCCTATTATCAACCATCTCATCGTAGTTCCTTTTCAGTTATTTTAATCTATGTCAACTCCCACTCGATTGGTGGGTTTGGTGTAGCCTTAATTCACAATAATAAATATAATATATAAAAAAATAATGATGTGTTATACATCAAATCTTACAACAATCGAAGTATTGATATCGTTTCCTAATTTGATAGGTTTTGCCAATTTACCAACAACTAATAATTCATTATTATCATTGTATAAACCGACTGTAGTTACATATGGTTTGAACTCTGAATGTGTTACAAACCCCTCGTATCCACTTGCTTGTGTGTAAGATGTTTTGTAGCTTCCTGTCCCTGCACCTGTTGGTTGGTCTGAAGGTGCGAAGAACTTATGTATGTCCGTTGAACCCTCTGCTACATTTATACTGCCACTTAAATTTTCAGTTGCAGATTTGTTTGTGATTAAGTTAAATTCACCTGGTTCGATTGTAACCAAGTATTCGTATTCGTAAATTGTTTGTGTTGCTTTAAATTTCAATTCATGACTGGTATTACCAGCATTAATTAAAGAACCTGTATCTGTAAGTACAACTAATCCATGTGAGTAAAATGCATTACCCACTTGAGAACCACTTCCGTTAGCTACAATACCTTGTCCTCTATCAAAGGAACTTGATTTGTATGCTGCATAACTAGCAGAGTGTGCATTATCATAAATGTTACCATTACCATCATCTTTTAGATTGTAAGTAACTCCACCATGAGTTACATCTAATTCAATACTACCTGGTTTTACTTCTTCACCAAATAAATTTTGTGGTATAGTAAAAATTTTTGCATTACCATGTAACTCTCGTTTTTCTTTTTGTGTATTGTTGTTACCAAAAGTTCTATATGGTTCATCATTCTCATAATACAAGTGTTTTATACTATACCAGTTAGGTCTATCATAAAATGTACCCATACTGAACTCACTCGAACTTGGATGATATGTACCAAATGATTGAGATGCAAAACTACCTGTATTGAAATTAAATAATGAACCACTTTCAGCATTCAATCGATAGTGGCCACTTCCACTATCGTTTTGATTGAGCGTAAAGCTCTTGTGAACTTTAAATGGTCTTATTGACTTATCTGATGGGTCAATGTTCTTTAACATTCTCTACCCCTTAGAAATCAAGTTTGACTTTTATTATAGCTTCCCTTGAGTATGATTTTAGGATTGGTTTACTTAACTTAGCAACTGCTAATAGTTCATTCTCATCGTTGTAAAGACCAACTTGTGTAATAAACACTTTAGGGTCTTTAAAGAATGTAGCATTTGTAAACGCTCCATCTGAACCAGTAAAGTATGTTGGGTTAGCACTAAAGTTATAATTTTTATTTAGTACTCTACAAAAGAAATTAGTAGAACTAATATCTTCTTCTCTACGAACTTGGAAGTAGTTTGCTGCTACTATCTTATCGTAGAACTTTTCTGGATTATTATCAAACGCATCAGCACTTCTGCCTGTACTAAATCCACCATGTGAATCTAACTGAGATGCGTTAAAAACGAGGATTCCTAAATCAGGATAAAAGGAACCAAATGCACCACCAGTTTGAGATGCTGCAGCTGTTTTAATTACTCCAGTACCAGTTTCTAATGAACCACTAACAATATTAAATACTCTTCCGCCTTCATTGACAGTTGGATTATTTGTTGCACCACTATCATCAATGTATTTGAAATCGCCTAATCTCAACTCCCAATTACCTGGGTCAATCTTTTCTCTCATACGAGCTCTGTTAAATGCTACGAAGAAGAAATCTTCAGATGCACTTGGAGCACTTGTGAAAGTAAATTTCTCAGTTGATGGTGGAAGAATAACATTAGCAAATTGTCTGTAATTTGCTGCACTTTCTCTTGCACCTATTGTGAGTTTAGTAGTGTTTCCTTGTGAACCACTTCCACCAAAGTTTGCATATCCAACATCGAATTGTATCTCTGCGGTACTTGAATTGGTTTGTGGGTCTTGATGATAGATATGTAAGAATGAACCTGTTGATGGTTGTGTAGAACTCGTAAAGAATGTTTGTAGTGTTCCACTTCCACCACTAAAGATACCACTTGATACCTTTACCTTTTGGTTTTCTACCACATCGTTTTGTCTATCAAATCTTGTAAATACTGACATCTTCTACTCCTTATAATGTACTTGGGTCAGCTTTGATTGTTACCGCGATGTTGAAAGTAGCACCTGTCGATAAACCAGTGACCGTTAAGTTGGTTGAAGTATCTGTAGTTACAGAACGAGATACAAGGTTTACTGATTTACCTTGTAAGGTAATTGAACGCTTTCTTTCTTCTTCGTTCATAAATACTGGAGTAGTTGCTCCAACATTTGTTTGTAAATCTGCTATCTCTTCTTTCTGTATAAATTCTAATTCATCCAAAATTTGTGCAGCTGCAAATTGTTGTCCACCTTTTAAGAAAGGAAGTTTGAATTTCTTCTTCTTCTTTTTCTTTTGTATCACTACTGGTGTTAAGTTTGCAATAGTTGCATCATGTAATGTGAACGAATATCCTGCTTCAGCATCACTACCATTTCTCGTATTAGGTGAAATAGCTTGTGTTACACCTGGACCATTGAATGTCAAGGTTGGTGCTGGAACTTCCAAGATTGGAAGTTTCGCAGTATTTTTTGGTAGAGAAATCAATTTAAATCTCATAATTTGATTCTCATCAACAAAACTCTCTAACAAAGGCATATTTTCAATTACAGCTCCATAATAATTCGAACCATTAGGATGGGATGTATCCCATAATCTGTAATCAATTTCATCATCTGCCAATGCGAATTTTGTGATTTTGAACTCGTCTTGTCCTCTTGCCAACAATTCTCGACCTTTTTTGGTAAGAACGGCATCGACGGTTACACTTGTGTTATTTAAAAATCCCATTGTTTTTACTCCTGATTGTATTTTGAACTGAGATGGAAAATGTTGTTCTTATATAAATATAACTTCATCTAATTTTAATCCACTTTTAATTTAGAATCACCTGGTTCTTGAGTTACAAGTTTTGTAGGTGAAGTTATTGTTATTTCGACTGGTTCTTTACCATCAATAGTATTATTTTTTGTTAATAATTCTTGTTTGTAAAATAATCTAAATAGACTTGATTCGTATGCCACACTCTGATGTTCAGATGGGTGGAACGATGAACTATTTGGATTATTAATTGCTGCATCTGCTTCAGTTGCAAAGAATAATCTTTTTTCTTCGTTGTGTTCTGATATTCTTGAAGAAGAAACAAATGGTTGAAATGTTTCTTCAAATGTTAATTCAATATCTCCAATTGTTATTGATGCAGTTGCATAGGTGTTACTATACTCACTTGCTGGATTGAGTTCGTTTATTTTATTTAGTGTAGGTAATCCTAATGTACCGAGTGAACCACTTTCTGTATTGTGTAGATTTACAGCACCATTATAAGTTCTATACTCACTTGATATGGTGAATGGATGTGGTGTTGCAGAACTACTTAATCTACTTGTTAATTGTAAACCATCATCAAAGTGTCCAGCATTCTCTATGTATAGATTTTCAAACTCTGGTACATGACCTATTACTTCTTTACTTCTTTCTAAAATATTTGGTTCTATTAATAAACCTAAATTTGTGTTTGCTCTTGCAGGAACTAATTTACTTAATTGGTCAAACAAACTTCTATCAAAGAAGTTTATAATTCTCATGTAATCCCAAAAGTTATTTGACCTTGAATATTTTTTCCAATAATTACTTTGTACTCTTTCTAATCCTCTGTATGTTGGTTTGAATTGGTCTCTTGGGTCACCAATCTCATTATCAAGATTTATATCAGCTAATGAGTACATGATATCTTCATTCACCACATCAACTGGTGAGAAGTAAACCCCAAGTTTGTTACTATCTATTGGTGCAAAACTTTGTGCAGAAACTTCTTGTCTTATATTAGATGAAAGGTTACCAAGTAATTTTGATGCCTCAGTTCTAATCTTTGTTGCATTTCTTCTTGCTGGTCCAATGTTTGGTGACCTTAATTGTTCTTTATCAACCAAACTTCTAAATGAGTTACCACTAAATTCTTTAGCACTTGCACTTGCAAAATAATTTGAAGTGAAAGATTTATCATCAATTGATTCTGGTGATGATTGTAAATTTGTATTATCAGCTAGTGGTAATCTAAATATTAAGTTATCATACATAGAAGATGTTGTGTTTCCATTATATGCTTTTGGTGCTCTTACATGGTTATCAAATACACTCTGTGATAATGGTTCACTCCATAATCTGAACTCCATTAAAGAACCACTAAATCTTGTTGTATGGAATTTATCAGAACCACTTGCACCACCAATATATAAATCTCTATCTGCTACAAATGCAGTGTTTATATTACTTGTGTTTGTGGTGATACTTGATGAGTTAGCAAAAACTACTTGTTCTCTACTTGCATCATATTGTTTTGTGGTTAACTCATATGTAATATTTTGTGTAGCGGTATCTGCAGTTAAATCATTACCTGTTGCTAATTTTCTCGTTACCATAACACTCCACATATCATCATTGTAGAATGGTAATAGTGATGAAGTTATAAATGTATTTGCACTACTACCACTAATACTAAATTGTAATCTACCAAGATTATCTACTGCACCATTATCAGTTAATTCTATTGCCCACTTATCTTCTGATTCAACAATAACTTGATTCTTTGATATAGGACTTCTAAATCTAAATTCTATTGTTTCTGGTTTGATTCCACTCGTACCATCATTTTTCCATTCCGTTATCAAATATTCATCTGATTTAAAATCTAACGCGTATGTAAACTTTCTTTTTATTTCATAACTAACTCTATCATTTAAATCTGGTCCACCATATTCCCTCACTCGTAGTATTGAACTTGGTATACCATAACAATTTATCAAACCTTTCATTGCACGAATCGTACCTTTGTTCTTCAAAAAGAAAGGTAAGTTAGAAAGTATTCTTTTCCATATCTCTTCTGTAATAGCTTCACTTGGTGTTTCATTTAATGCTGCACCAGTTGAAGATTTTCCTAACAAGTATGTTGGTAGAATAACTAAATCATTTCCACTATTAACTTCGAATCCCATACTCTTAGCAACTTCCCTAACAATATCTTTTGATATACCCTCTGAAACATTTGGTACTCTTTCATTAATATCTGTAAAGTGTCTTAAGTAACTCCAAGTTTCATCAAATTGTTCACCTACCATATCCATAAAATCTAAGAACACTTCATTTTGTGTATCTTGATTTACATGAGCAGGTAATTGATTTGTTAATCTATCCATGTTTGCTCTATCATACTCTCTTGAGTAACCCACCCAAGTATTCCACCATGATGTAAAATTAGAACTTGAAGTATGATAAAGTGTAGTTGCATTATGTTTTGGCCATGATGCATCATAGAACTCACCAATCGAACTTGATGCGTAACTTGATGAGACCGTATATAAATAATTTTCATATGGTCCAAGTGAATTTATCACTTGTCTTTTCTTAGTATTAAAATCTGAAACTGCTGATGCAGATGAACTTACCTCTGCGATGGATAAAGATGCAGAAGTATATTTTTCTACTAACTCTATCTTTTTTCTAAAATTTCTTAATCTTGTTTCTGCTGAACTAAATTGTACAAAGTTTCCAAAACCATAATCTGTTTGTGAACCATCTGCAGAAAGTTTATTTGTTCTCTTATTGTAATCAATATTTAATTGTACATCAAGTAAACTACTTGAGTGAACAGAGTTCATTATATCTTCGTTTGTAGAAGTATCACTACTTAGTAAGTCATCATATTTTCTGTAATGTGTACCTCTAAAGTTTATTGGGTTTGAAGTAGAATTTAAATTAGGAACTCTAAGAAATAAATACTCTTCATCTTCTTCAACAAATGGTATTAGTTTTATTTTATCTTCATATGCTTCCATCTTCTCTTCAACAAAATAAGTCAAATCACCCACTTCTAATTCTTCAGGTAATGGTTTATAAAATTTAAAGTAACGAGCAGTTTTATCAGAAACAGAATCAAATGGTATAATACCTGGGTCTGTTTGTAATACATCGTTTGGACTATCTAAAATACTAATTGCTAAATGATAACCATGTTCAGTAACCATATAGTTATTCAATCTTGAAATTTTGTTCTTTCTGTAGTTAACATAGAACTCATCGAATAAACTATTTCTAAAATCTTCACCATTATGTTGTGATTGATTAGCACCCTCTTCATATGAAACATCTACACGAACTCTATTGTTATCAAGTACCTCTACAATAGTTGCAACATAATCAACTGGTGTAGATTCCCAAACAACTTCAGGTGGTGGTAATGGTTCATCTTCTGGTAGTTCTTTTATAACACTTATGATTTCATCATCTATTTGTGCACGAACAATATCATCAACTACTTCTCTCGTTACTGGTATGACTGGTTCATCTATTATCCACTCGTTTGTTGGTGCGACTGTACTTGGTGTTGAAGTTGCTGCTCCACCACCAGTTCCTCTATCACCAACACCATCTTGTCCATCTCCAAAATCTTCTGCTAATCTTAACATATTGATACGATGGTTTCTCATGTGTAAGAAGTGTTCCATACTTCTCCATTTACCAAGTGTAGCACTAACTACATTATCAGCATATATAGTGTGGTGTTTATCTAATATTAAATTCCAAACATCTAATGGTGATGATTTAAATTCTGTACCAACTTCGTTTGCCATATACCACTTACCACGATGTTTAATCGGGTGATGGTCTGTTGTGATTAGTTTACCAATCCTAACTAACTTATCACCATATGGTCTATTATCTTTTACTACCTTTAATACTTTTGCAAAACCTTGTTCGGTTTTAACTTTCATACCTGGTTTCATCATCTTGATTGGTAAGGTACGATTGTTACTTAATTTTATTTTTGTATCACCTACAAAACAAACACTACCATAATCATCATCTCTATCTAACTCTTGCCAAGTATCATCTGGTGCAGGAACATCTGCTATCTGTTCTATAACTGGTTCAGGTTTTCCTTTAAGTGCACCATTATAAGCTTTTCTTCCAACCTTTTTTAATACTTCTTTATCAAGTATTTTATTATCTACTTGTTTTTTAACCACTATATCTTTAATAATTTCTCTTGAAACTTTATATTCAAAAGCACCAGGTATAACAATTTGTCCACCAACCATACTATCGGTAAATCCTCTTTCGTTTCTACCTACGATGAATTGTAAAACATTACCATCGGTTTTATCAAATTTTATTTTACCAGCATTTGCTACATTTTTTTTCGGTGTGTACACCATATCTTTATTGATAGATGCAAAATCTTTTTGGTAAGGAACATTGTTTAGTTTTTGTATATCAACTTTTATCTCTCTACGATTAGGTGATATTTGTTTAATTCTATATTGTAATTTTTTTGGTACAAGTTCTTTTGATTTACCCTCTGAGAGTTTTTCTTTATCTGATGAGAAGTAACGAGTACGACCATTTACCATTCGTACTTGTGCTTTACCAATGTGTATAAAACCATCATCGTTAGTTAGTACATCTTCCTTTTTACCTGCCAATCTTCTTAAGAATAAATACTTTACTTTAAATTCACCAATGGTTAATCCCATTGTACGAAGATGTGTACCTATATCTAAATCAACTAAGTTTGGTGTTGGAAACTTTACTTCCCCTGCAGGAAAGATATCATCATCTACATACTTATCTTCCATATCATAAACATATAAATGAATATAATCAGAACCATCTCTACCAAATCCACTATAGACTGTTTTTGGTGATTCTAATTCGTCTCTATCTTTATCCGTTAAACCATATTCTAACATTTACCGAACTCCACTCCGATTTCATTATAATCCACCATGTACAATCCTAATACTTTACCAACTGCCTGTGGATTAGTTTCCATAACTTCTTGTGCCATAACACCTTTATATCTTTGTGTACCCCATATGTATCTGAATCCATAAGTGTTGAATCCATTCTCTATACCAAGTGGTACGATATCTCGTTTCAATCTTTCATCACTAAATATTTTCTTTAGTGCCTTTTTAAGTTTACCACCCTTTTTCTTTTTCTTTTTCTTTGGTTTCTTTTTAACTTCTTTCTTTTCTTGGTCGGTGGATGTGGTATCGTTCAACTCAGCAATCTTTTTATTTAAAGTATTTATTGCATCAGTTAAACCATTATTTAATGTTTGAGTTCTTTCAATCTCACCATCTAATTCTTCTTGTAACGCATTAATATCTACACCAGTTTCTTCTTCTTCATTTTCTCTTGGGAAGATTTCTAAAAATTGTATATCATTCCCAAAGAACTTAACAACTCTGTCTGTTGTACCAGAGTTTTGTCTTACTTGTAATCTTACTAATTGATAATCTTCTTCAATAGATTGTCCTCGTTTTTCTGGCGATTCGTAAGATAGTAGAAAACCACTTTCATCTCTTATAGGATTAGTTGCATCAACAATAGAACCACTTATCTCCATCCTCTTTTTTTCATCTAATGCTTTTCTAAGTTGCTTTTCTTTATCGGCATCGATAATATTTTTATAGTATGGACTTTTCTTTTTAGCCGTTTTATCGAAAATGTAAGGCATTTTATCTCACCACTTTGAATGTAAAATCTTCATCATAAATCATTGAACTTTGAGCCACACCACTTCCACTAACCACTTTGATTGAGAAAGTATAGAATCGTTCTGGTTGAAATCCATCCATCCATAAGTTAAAATAATTACCTGTAGAATCACAACTAACAATTGAACCTGTACCGAATGGTATAATTACATCTTCAGTATCAGCATCTCGTACTGAATAGTATGTACCTTGTTGTAATAATTGTGAACCACTTGGTAGAGTTTTAATATTCAATGCTGCTGGTGTTGTATCAAATCCACGAGTAGGATATAATTCACGACCTGTAAATCTGAATTTTACTTTTGATTTTTCTTTGTACTCTGGTTTTAAATTATTGAAATAAATTTTTAATCTATCTAAATCATTAGAACTTAACTCAGATAAACTACCTGTATCCCAAGAACTATCATCCCACTCAACTTCTAATTTTGGTGGATAGATTGTATGTGTTTCTCTTGAGAAAAACTTTAAGTGTCCTAATGGTGTAGAATTACCCTCTGCAGAACCAGTAGATGTAGTAGGGTCAAAGACCGTAAACATACTCTCTGAAGTTACAAGGTTTTGTCGTTTTACGATGAATCCATTGTTTGGATAAATCGAACTTGAATAAAGATGGTTCTTAACCAAACCAGTAACATCCATTCTAATATCACGAGTCTCATAAACTAAATCTTGTGATGAACTAACTTGATACTCACCTAAACTTGATGTGAACCAAGTACCACCTTGTGTTAAACTACCACTTACCCATTCTGTTTTTGTAGTATCATTATCACGATACTTCCAACTTGCACCATCACTTAGTGCTGGGTCTCTATCTTTTGTACCAGTACCACCTGCCCAACTTCCACTAACTATATAAGCATACAATGATTGTTCTACCGCCAGTTCTTCTGAACTTGCATCATATAAGTTTAAATAATATTTTGCAGTACTTGGTATCACTCCACTTTGTACTGAAGATGATATGTAACCATAATTAAATTTTATTAAAATTCTTGATGCATTAATCGTAGCACCAGAAGAATTTACATGCTTCTCTACTTCTAATATCTGGTCTAAACCTGTATTAATTGATGAAGTAACATTACCCTCATATATTGTTGCATCTGTTATTGGATATTCAAAGTAATACATTATACATCTCCCACTACTCTACCCTCAATATCTGTATTAGGGAATTTAAGTTCAAATATACTTGGGTCAAGTGAAGAATATACAACTCCATCTTTTGTAGCTGATTGTACATCGTAAATATGTCCACTATACCCATCTTCTGTTTTGTATTTATTTTCTATAACAACAAGTTGCTTGTTAGGATTATCGTCTTCTGGTGGTACGACACTTGCCACACCATCTACTAATGAAATCTTGTAAGCAATATCACTTAAAATTATTGGTTGTCCAATTTGCCAATCATCAGTATTGAAATGTTTCTTAACAGCTTCAATACATTTTAGTAGTACTTCATTTTTATTAAACCCTCTTTGAGTTATAATACTGAATCGTACTCCCATGTTAACAATGTAACCATCTTTAATATTGATTGCATCTGTAACCAGTCTATATTGTGATAAATAAACTCTAAGATTTTGTTTTACCACATCGTTAAGTGCAACTAAATTTTTCTTACCATCGTAACCTAACACATACATATTTAATGCAAGTGGATTAGGTATCACACTTGTGTTTGGTTGTTTAACAATTCTACCTTGTTTCATAATGGTTTGAGTATTAACTTCTAATTGTTCATCTTGAACTAAAAATACTTTTGCAACTGCACCATATTTTTGTGGTAAGGAATAAACTCTAATAACATAATCTTCTTTTGTTACCGCACGATTCTGTGAAGCAAAATGTGCTGCAGCATTCTGTCTTACCTCTTCAGGTGATTCTCCACTACTACCACCAGTTGCTGGTTCGTTGTTTATTATTGATAAACTATCTTTCGTTTCTTTTACTTTTGTAGTATCTAAACCTGTATCATCGAGTGTTGTGGATAATGTATCAAGATTTACTACCTCACCACTAACAACATTATCTATTTGTGAACCACCATAAGTATAAGTTACAGTCAATGTAATATTACCTGGTGCTTGTCCAAATGCTTTTGTTTTTAAAAAATTACTTGGGTCAAATGATGAATCAAGTTTAGATAAACCTGTACCAAGTGAACTACCAACATTATCTGGATTAGGTATAATCTCTTCATCTGCATTTGTAGATGTTCCTGCACCAAATCTTAATTCTGTTTTACCATCACTTCTGATATATCGAGTAAAACGATTAGCAGTTTTTATCAACTTTAATAAGAAAGGTGCTGCTGATGCGTTTGCAGATACATCAGGTGAGTTTACATTATTGTTTTCTATATCTTGAAAGACTGTATCTTGTGCTAAGAAAGGAACTTCATACCAATTGTTACCATCATCATCAATTACTGATGTAACCTCGATAACATTATCTTTACTTAAAATTATTTTATCAAATTTTACAGCATCACTAAAAACAAAATCCTCAGAAGTTTTAAATCCACTTTCTAATGTTGCTTTTTTAGTTAGTGTAAAATGTGTTGGTACATCGTTTTCTGATTTAGAAACTTTATCAACTCTTGTATCGAAAGAAGATGAGAAAGCAAAGTTAACATCATCCATTAATCTAAAACTTCTACCACCCTTACTTGAAAATATACTATCTGCATTTACTTTTAATGCATAACTTAAATCTGGTTCATAATCATCACTATCTATAGTAAGAGCAGGAACCTCAAGAGTTATATCACAAATTGCAGATGATGGTGTACTTAGATTTGGTCTATATCCAAATGATTGTGCAATCTTAAAAATGTTTTTCTTTTCTTCAGCAGAATGTAATAGTGTTTCACGATATTGATTATCAACATAGTAACTCAACATATCACCAACATAAGATGCCATTTCAATAAACATCATACCTGGTGATGATTCGTTAAAATCATTGTATGCGGTTGGATAGTATGATTTCGCAAACTCAATAAGGTTCTGTCTTATTGAACTGAAATCTCTTCCAATATACTTTACTTTCTTCTTTTCTTTTTTAATATTGGTTCCGTATTCTACATCCAAAGCCATTTACTTTCTCCTAACCTGTGGTATTGAAATTAAAGGATATCTGTTCAGGTGCATCCTCATCATCCACATTCACTAAAAATTCTAAGTTTACTAACACTTGATTACTATCTGGTGTTAAGATAATATCTATAGTGTTGATTGATACATAAGGTAACCATTGTGCCAATGCCTCTTCAATTGCTGCTTCTATCCTATCTTCTAAACCCTCTTCTTGTGGTTCAAAAATTAGTGAAGTTAATTCACAACCAAATGTTGGTTGGTTAACTCTTTCACCTGGAATAGTGAGTAATAAGTTTTTTATGTTTGTGGAAACTTGTTCTCTTATTGTAGAACTTCTTGGAAAGAATCCAGCGTTACCACTTTTATATGTGAGTGGAAAAGTTAATCCAAAGAACGCATCGCTATCTTCATTGATAACTCGTACTGGTGGATTTGTTAATGTTGATACTTTTTCACTCATGGTTTATTACTTCTTTTTAAATTTATCGTGTTTCATTAAATCACTATAATCTCTTGTTAAAGCATTTAATACACTTTCAGGTACATCACCTACATTTAAATTCTTTTCTCTTAAGGTTTGTGCAGCTATCATGTTTCTTTGCTGTTCTTTATCACCACCTGCTGATAATGCATCTCCGTATCCTAATAGTTCTGATGCTCTACTCGAATCAAAACTTCCACCACCCATCGTTGGATATTCATCCATTTCTGAATCACCTTTACTCAATGCAACAGTCTCGTTTAAAACATCGTTTAATGCATCATTACCAGATACAAAATCTCTTTTTTGTCGAACAACTTTTTTGACTGGTTTTTGTTTTGGTGCTAGAGATTTGAGTGTAGAACTTTTTGCTTTCTTATACTCAGTAATAAATATCTCTTTAGCTTGTTTTTTGACCTCTATTCTTACTACTTCTCGAATTAATTTTACGAGTGCTTTTTTAGTCATAATGACCTCCTATACTATATTATATCCTACCGATACCAAAGGTGGGACTGCTGTGATTGTAAAAACAATCTGTTGATGATAAATATTAAACGCTGTTATAAACTGGTCAATTGTATCATCAATCGTTTCATTCATCTTACCTTGTGCATCAATGTATGATGATGTTATTCCTGGATTAGTTACCAATGCTCCTGCAGCAGTAGCACCACCCAACCAATAAAGTTTTAGACCTGTATCTAATGATGTTGATAATGGTACTGCTCCGTATGCACTAAAACATAATTTTAACATTGATTGTAACCCTGCTACATTTCCTGCTGCTAATGGTGCGGGTGGTGCAGTTCCTACTCCACTCACTCCAGTCTTTACACATTTATCATATGATTCAGCAATTACTTTTGCCATATCATCATTATTACTTAAACCTTGTTTGTACTCAGCTCTAAATATATCCCAACTCATTATTTCGTTTTATTTTGTGGACTCTTAATAGTACTTAATGTAGATTTTATTGATGCTAATAAACCTGCACCAGGTCCAACCACTACTGGTCCTGTCGGTGCTAACAAACCTGTTTCTATTAATGTTAGTATATCATTTAACTTTGATTCTAATGTATCACCTAACACTATTGGTTCTACTGCATCTATACCACCTATCTTTGTTATGGGTGTTTCGATAACAACTTCACCTACTGCACTTATACCTACATTCTTATTACTTGAGAACAAAATATCTCCACCATTTTTTGTGTTTAAGATTATTTTATCTGAGTTTAATAAAATTTGTTTACCCTCATATGGTGCTGTAATTAATTTACTTTCTGCACCAAGTGTTGGTTTTAATTCTTGATTAGTTACCATATAAATACTTGAAGCATCGGTATCAATCTTTTCTTCTATTGGAACTTTTGAATCACCCTCTATTGTATGTCCAACACTAATAATTACATTGGGTGAATTTTTATTTTCATTTTTTATATCACTACCGATTCTGATAGAGTTACCAAATCTACCCTCAATAGTTACATCACCCTCATTAGGTAATAGTTTTCTAGCATCATCTATCTTTTTAAAATAGTGTCCTGTCTCTATACCTGTATCATCAGAGTTAGGTAAATCATCTATATCTTTTGTTGATTTTAATGTATCCTTTTTCTTACCAACACTAATACCATGTTGTGTATTAAAATTAGGATTACCAAATAAATTTAATTGTGTTGTAAAAAATAATTGACCAAGATATCTTACACCAATAACAATCTCACCAACTACAGGTGTTATTTGAAAGTTTGGATTTAATGGTTTGTAATCAGAAAGTGAATCTATATTTTTTCCTAATTCTGAATTTACAAATCTACCCTTTACTCCACCAAGAAAACTATAATCTGGTCCACCATCTTTCTTTTGTGGAAAATATTTTTTAGTATCATCAAGATGTACTGCTACCACTTCCAATGGTTCTAACTCGTAAAATTCGTTTGGTGAATCTTCTACTTCTTTTAATAATCGTAGAATAGATTCTGTATTTTGTATACGAGATGATATTGGACCAGTTTTATTTCCTGATTTTTTTCCAATTATGTATGACATATTAGTTTACTTTTGCTGTAATATTATCGCTATGGTCTTGTAACTCATTGACTGTATTTTCAATGTTTTGCATTAATTGTTCTTTTTCTTTCTCAGATAAACCAAACTCACTATCACTATCACTACTTGCACTTGCTTGTGCTAATCGTTGTACGATGGTTGCTAGTTTAACTAATTGCTCATCATTCTTTACATTGATTTCTAAGTACTCTTTCAACATAGGAATGATTTGTACGGCCGTATCGCCATCCTTGATAAACTGAACTACTTCTTTCATTAGAACTTCTAATTGTTCTTTGTTTCGTTTAGAGTTATCATAGATGTCTTTGAACACATCTGACAGGGTTTTACCCTCAAATATTTCGAAATCGATTGCCATAATTTTGCCTGTTTTTTACCTAATAATAAATAGAAGATTTCTAAAAAAGTGTTGTATATATTTATATATCGGAAAATTTTCTAAAATATATACAATAGTTATTATATGTCGGTGAAAAATCTGACATAATTGATTAACTAACGGGAGAGTAACCATATGCAGGAAATCATAACACTCGTAAAAGGATACATAGACGACTTAGCTCAGATGATGTTATCCTTGGTCGCTATTGGTGCAATTTCTGAAGTAATATTTGGAAGTGGTATCTTCGGCGTTAATGTTATTGGTAACCTAACACAAATAATCAACACATTCGGCGAATCAGGTTTCGCTGGACTCGTCGCATTGTTGGTGTTGGTGGGTTTATTCCGTAAGTAGTACTATATCGGATACCTAAAATATGGGAGTCTTTTCCGAGGCTCCCATATTACTTTAAGATTTCCAAAGTTTTCTCAGCATTAAATCTTCCAGCTTTCGGCCAACCATTTATTGCACCATCACTTTCACCTGGTGTTTTAATCCAAAGATATGCATCACAATATTCTGAATCTGTATCCGTAGTAGGTTTATTTCCTATCTTCATTTCTTGTGGATTAAATGTTTCCCAAACTTCATTACCATTTCGTGATGTATCAATAACATAACTACAACCAAAGTGTTTAGCAATCTTATCACCATATCGTATACACTTATCTGTAGTTACGAAGTTACTTGTGTTGATACTAAACCCTTGAACCCTATTAGAATGAAACATACCCAAGTAAGTAATTGCATCAGTTCTCTTTAACCAATTAGGATGTCCTATATCAAGATAAACTACTGCATTAGTTTTGGATAGTTTTTGTATTGTGGATTTTATGAGACGAGTTCGTTTTTGTCTTTGATAATAACTCATACCCTTTCTCATATGTGGAAGTGCATCAGGTTCGATTATTACAATAGGTGAGTAATCACCAATACCCTCTACCACTTCATTAATAAAATCATGATATTGAGTTTGTGTTAATCCACCTTTTGAATGTCCACCTACATCCCTATCTGGTATAGAATATAAAATAATAACAGGTTGATAGGGATGTGCTCGTTTACACAATCTGTGTACTCTACTTGACAACCTCTTCAGTCGTTTGATAGGATTATCAACTAACCAAAAAGAATTAGGTTGTGAAGTTATCTGTTTTAACTGCGGATACTTTTCAGTATTATCTTTTCGGTAATCCCAGTCTTGGTGGTATAATTTTAACTGAACCACGAACCAGTGAACTTTGTCTCCACAGAACCTGATTGTAGGTAGTTCTTCTGTAGTTCCCAATGATGTTTCTTCATCACATTGACAACACGAGTAATGTGTTGTGTGTTGGAACCAGTCATCTCACGAATTAAAATGTATAATGCCTTCTTGTTAAAGTTCTCAATATTTTCTCTCATATCAATCAATTCAACAACTGCGTTAGCAACATCCAAGTCTTTCTTTCGTTTAAAGACTGTAGTAAGATTGTTTCTCCAATAATCAGCAAGAAGAACAATGTATTCTGATTTCATTGACTTGGTGTCAATCCCTCTCATCTCTCCGACAGGGTCTCTCTTATAATCAGTAACCTCTTCACCATCATGCTGCTTCATTCTCTTGTAGTTATTATTGTTATGTAGAATGAGATAATTCTTGGCAACAATCGAGAAATATGAGAAGGCCTTACCCTTACCCTCGGCGAACTTATGAATGTTCATATACAAGAAACTAACCACCTCATGTTTAACATCGTCCGATGGAACATCAAAGTAGTAAAATTTAAAAGTGTGAATAATATTCTCAGCCAATTTTTCAAAAGGTGTACGAATATGTTCGTTATAGATTCTCTCCCTCATATGAGGTCGTTCTTCTTTATTATGACGAATGATAGCATTCTCGGTATCTTGATTGAAATAATATCTTGGTGAACCTTTTTTTGCTTTTCTTGGCATTATATCTCCTGCTCTGTTATTGTTGTTAATTCATTTACGGCATCTTGGATACCCTCAAAGACTACTCCTATCTCATCATCCGATTCGAACTTACCCTCTGAATCTAACTCATCAAGTATTCTTTTAGTTTGTATTATTCTAGCGGAATAATTTTCAACCCAAGTTTCTAACCTCTCAACTTTTCTCATTTGATTGTAGGTAGTGAAACCTAATGTTACTGAAACTATTCCTAATATTATTTCTACTATCATTTCTTATCTCCAAACAACTCATCAAATAAATCCTTTGGTGAATCACCTGTGAGTTTAGTTTCTACTTCAGTTTTAACAGCAGCTTTAATATTGTTAACTGATTTGGCAACTTTCTTTTTACCAACCTGTCCTGCTTGTTCCCACTGGTCCCCCTCGATATATGTTGCCATCATATCTGCTTGGTGTAGTATACGAGCAATATGACCTCTCAAACCAGTCTCTGGTAAGAATGTCATTAAATACTTTTTGTTTGCTTCTTCATACATCCCATCTGTTAATTTCAAACCCATGTATTCGTTTTCTGTCATAGGGATTTGAAAGTGTTGTAAAATAAATATTGCTCTATCTGTGACGGTCATGTAAGTTAATTCAGGATTATGATTGTAAATCTTTCCTTGATTTTTTCTGTGCCATTCTGATTCATTGATTACATAATAATCATGTTCCATATCTCCAACCTTACCTAAATCATGGTGTAGGGCTGCAAAGATTAATTCTTCATTTGTGAAATTAATATCTGCTCCATTCTGTAACCATAAATCTCTTACTTGTTGAGACATCTCTACAATGTGAATGACATGTTCTACATAACCACCAACACAAGCATTGTGATAATGTTCTTTAGCACTTGCTGGTGCTAATACCATTCTATTTTCAAAATGGTCATACATTGTATTTAACTTCTCTAACCTTTCACCTGTAAATGTATCAGTAATGATACTGCGTAGTTTTAAGTAGTTATCTTGTATCTGTTGTTCTGTTAGTTGCTTCATAATGTTTCTATATCTCCAATTTTATATACCCATAATATAAGGCCAAATGACCATACGAGTCAAGTGTTTTTTTTATTTTTTTTCATTTATTGATTTTAAATACGAACCACCTATATTCCAAAAGAGTGTCTTACCCTTTAGTGTTTCAATATTATGTTCTAACCAATACCATTGTTTCTTGTCCCAAAATTCGTTACAATCAAATGGTACTTCGTAATCTTCCATCATATCATCAAATGCATAAGGTGATTTCTCAAGTATAACATTTTTTAAATCACCTGCATGATTCTCATTTAAAATCTTTTTTGTTGATGAGAAAGCACTCATCGTTATAGAGTAAACTTTTCTTGATTCAGAATCTA